TGAACTTAAATGGGAAGGTAATAATGTTGTGGGTAAGGCACAAATCTTGAACACTCCGATGGGTAAGATCGTTGAAGGTCTTATGGACGGTGGCGTTCAGTTAGGTGTCTCTAGTCGTGGTATGGGTAGTCTTGTGAATAAAGGCGGAGTCAATTATGTTGGTAATGATTTCCAACTTGCAACCGTCGATATAGTTCAAGACCCTTCTGCACCTGAAGCTTTTGTGAATGGTATTATGGAAGGCGTCGAATGGATTTGGGATAATGGTATCCTAAAAGCACAAGAAATTGAAAAATTCGAGACTGAGATCAAAAGAGCTCCATCTAACCGCATTGCGGAAACACAGATGAAGGTCTTCAAAGATTTCCTCTCAAAACTTTAACTCATTAGGAGAGTAAACACATGTCTGATAATTTAGATCAAGACATCTTGTTAGACGAAGAACTCCAGGATGAACTCGTTGAAGACGTTGAAGTTTCTGACGAGGAGCTGGAAGAAGCTACCGCTCCTGTTGCCAAAGGCGCAGGTAAAGCAGAGGTAGATGGTCAGAAAGCTGCTGAAGATGACGCTGCTACTATTAAGAAGTCAGCGCCAGCAAAAGCAACTCCACCAAAAACCAAAGCTGGTATGGTTAGCGCTATGTCTATGAAGATGGCTAAAATGAAAAAAGAAGAGCTATCTGCTGCATATAATTCTATGTTTGCGGAAGGTTCTGAAGTAGATGAAGAAGAAATCATTGCTGAAAATAACTTCGAAGAAGATTTGAATGCATTGGCTGATTCAGAAGCTACTTTATCTGAGGGCTTTAAGGATAAAGCATCTGTAATTTTCGAAGCGGCACTTAAGTCTAAGCTTGGCGAGCACGTTGAACGTCTCGAAGAGCAATATGCTGAAGAGCTACAAGAAGAAACAGATCGTATCCAATCTGATCTCGTTGAAAAAGTTGATGGCTACCTCAACTACGTTGTTGAACAATGGATGGAAGATAATAAGTTAGCAATTGAAAGCGGTCTACGTACTGAAATTGCAGAGAACTTTATGTCACAACTTCATTCTGTATTTACTGAAAACTACATTGAAGTACCTGAGTCTAAGGTCGATTTCGTCGACGAATTAGCTACTAAGGTAGAAGATTTGGAAGAGCAGTTGAATGCTAAGATTGAAGATAACATTAAGTTAACTGAATCAGTTAAGGTATTCGCTAAAGATGCTATCGTAAAAGAATCATCTGTTGGTCTTTCAGAGGCACAAGCTGAGAAGCTTAAGTCTTTGGTTGAAGATGTTGATTTCGATTCAGTAGAAGCTTTCCAAGCGAAAGTTGATACTATTAAAGAATCATACTTCAAACAAGCTAAACCCGAAACTATTGCTGAAGATGCACCTGTAGATGGTGATACTGAAGAGGAAATCTCTGTATCTCCACGTATGGAAGCTTATCTGAAAGCTTTAAAAATTAAGTAAACTCATAGGAGAACATTTAAATGTTTAACGCAAATGAAACTATTATGGAGAAGTGGGCACCAGTTCTTGATGCTGACGAAGCTCCTAAGTTTTCAGATAACTACCGTAAGTCTGTAACTGCGGCAGTTCTAGAAAACACAGAAAAAGCACTTCAAGAAGAGCGTGCGCAAGCTCAGTACTCTTTAAACGAAGCTGCTCCTACTAACGCAACTGGTGGTAGCATCAACAACTGGGATCCAATTCTGATCTCATTAGTTCGTCGTGCTATGCCTAACTTGATTGCATACGATATCGCATCAGTACAGCCTATGTCAGGTCCTACTGGTTTGATCTTCGCTATGAAATCTCGTTACGGTGCTCAAAACGGTACTGAAGCTCTATTTAACGAAGCTGATACTGATTACTCAAGCTCATCTTTCAACGGCGGTACTGGTACTCCTAATAACGGTACTCACGGTGGTACTTCAGATTCACTTCCTGGTACTGACGCTAACTCAGATGACGTAGCTGATGACTTTGGTCTTGGTGGTGGTATGACTACTGCTGAAGCTGAAGCTCTAGGTGATTCTTCTACTAACGCTTTCGGTGAAATGTCATTCAGCATCGAAAAAGCAACTGTTACTGCTCGTTCACGTGCTCTTAAAGCTGAGTACACTATGGAACTTGCACAAGACCTTAAAGCTATTCACGGTCTTGACGCAGAAGCTGAGTTAGCTAACAT